TGGAACGACCTGCCCGATGGTCAGGTGGCGATGGAGTGTCCGGCGCAGGTCGGCCCAACTTGGTCGTACATCGACGGCGAGTGGGTCGAGCCTCCGCCCGCTCCGCCCCCGACTGACCCGCCTCCTTCAGATCCCCCGGCTGACGAGTAACCCGTGGCACGGGTCGGCACATTTGACCCGCAACTGGAGCCGCGCGCGTGGTTTGACACGCAGGCGGTGCCGGAAGGTTGGTTCGTCGATGACCTGCTTGGGGTCGCAAGCGGCGCAGTAACTGTCGCCGTAACTGGCGTCCAGGGCACGACCGCGCTCGGCTCGGTCACGGTCCTCGCTGGTGGCGGTGTGGATGTTGCCGTCACCGGGGTTGTCGGCACCACGGCAATCGGGAACGAAACTGTCCTGACCGGAACTACGGTTTCGGTCACAGGCGTAGTCGGCACCACGGCGCTCGGGAACGAAACCGTTCTCACTGGTACGACCTTCTCCGTCACCGGGGTGGTCGGCACCACGGCGCTCGGGAACGAGACGGTCCTGACCGATGCAGTGGTGCCAGTCACCGGGGTGGCCGGTACCACGGCGCTCGGTTCCGTCACCGTCACGACGGGCGCAGAGACCATCGTCTCTGTCTCCGGCGTCGCCGCGAGCGGCCTCGTCGGCACTGTCACGGCGCTCACCAGCGCGGTGGTTGCGGTCACGGGTGTGGCCGCGACGGCGCAGCTCGGCGACGAGACGGTCTCGATCAGCACCACGGCGAGCGTCACCGGCGTGGCCGGGACGAGCGCGCTCGGGAACGAGACGGTCATCACTGGTGCGCAGCCTACCCCTGCCGGTGTGCAGGCGTCTGGCGCGGTCGGGAGCGTGTCCGTCATCACGGTGGCCGTGGTGCCTGTCACCGGGGTGGCTGCGACGGCGCAGCTCGGGACGGCGGTCGCCGCCATCGGCTTCGATGTTGCGGTCACGGGCGTGTCGGCCTCCGGCGCGATCGGGACGGTGGACTACTACTCGGACGTCACCATCCTGCCTTTCGGGCTGGCGGCGACGGGGGGCATAGGCAGGGCCAATGTTTGGGGTAGAATAGATGGCGGTCCGGCTACGGCATGGACCACCGCCAGCACGCCCCCCGAACCGGCCTGGACTCCAGTTTCGGACACTCCCACGACGTGGGATCAAGCGGCTTGAGGTGAAGCATGGCTGACACGACTACCACCAATCTGGGACTGACGAAGCCGGAAGTCGGCGCGTCGTCCGACACTTGGGGCACCAAGTGGAACACCAACAGCGACCTGATCGACGGCGTATTCGCCGCCGCCGGCAGCGGCACGTCGGTGGGCCTCAACGTCGGCAGCGGCAAGACGCTGACGCTGGGCGGCACGCTCACGAACAGCGCCGGCACCGCCAACGGCGTGGTGTACCTCAACGGCAGCAAGGCGCTGACCTCCGGCTCGGCGCTGGTGTTCGACGGCACGAACCTTGGCGTCGGTGGCGCTCCCGCAAATAGGTTTGATGTGGTCGGCGACCAAAATAGTTCGCTCACAAGCCGCGTTGTCAATGTAAACGCGGGCGGCTCGGCGGGCTCTCGACTGCGGTTAGAAAACACCTCTGCGCCGTGGGACATCAGCAACAGCCGCGCAAACAGTGCGGCGTTGACGTTTGAAAACTCTGGCACCGAACGGATGCGCCTCGACTCCTCCGGCAACCTCGGCATCGGGACGAGTTCGCCTACGCGCAGGCTGTTTGTAAACGGCTCGTCAAATCTTGGCGGCTCCGTAAATTCCGTTGTGATTGGTGACGGTACTTTTGCGGCAGGTGTTGCGTCGATTGCCGCAGAAAGCGGTGCAAGGTTGGATATCGGTACAGCGGGAGCAAACCCGCTACTGTTTTTCATTAACAACACCGAACGCGCCCGCCTCGACTCCTCCGGCAACCTCGGCATCGGGACGAGTTCGCCTGCGGTCAAGTTGGATGTGCAGCGCGGTTCGGAGGGCGAGTACCTGCGCGTCGGTGGCGACGATACCGGGAACAATGGTCGTGCGCTGCGGTTCACCAGCGCGACGAACGGCGGGTTCATCGGTGCGCTTCACACGCTGAACGCGCCTTCGTCCGGCGGTGCGATTGCCTTTTCGACGAACTCCACCGAGCGCGCACGCCTCGACTCCTCCGGCAACCTCGGCATCGGGACGAGTTCGCCCACCGCCGTCCTCGATGTCAACGCCGACAAGATGCGCCTGCGCACGGCCAAGACGCCGAGCAGCGCCACCGACACCGGCAACGCGGGAGACATCTGCTGGGACTCGTCGTACCTCTACATCTGTACGGCGACCAACACATGGCGGCGCATCGCGCACGCGAGCTGGTAACAGGAGGCTCGCCGTGAACGCACCAATCGAACGAGTAGGAGACATCGCCGCAGCCGGAAGCGTGACCGCCGCGAGCGTGTCGTGGTTGTCGCAGGCGAACGAGATCATCTCGCTCATCGCCGGGCTCATCGCAATCGCGGCCGGCTGCTTCGCCATCGCCGTGCACTTCAAGAATTTGAGGAAGCTCTGATGGAGCCGAAGTGGCTCACCCGCGCGCGCGCCTTCCTCGGCCTCCGGGAAGTCCCCGGCAAGGCGACGGCGCCGATTATCAGCAAGTGGCTCGTCATGCTCAAGGCATGGTGGCGCGACGACGAGACGCCGTGGTGCGGGGTGTTCGTCGCGGCGGTCATGCGCCTCGAGGGATTCAACCCGCCGCCGCACTGGTACCGCGCGCGGGCATGGCTTGACTTCGGCTCCCTGCTCAGAGAGCCCGCGCTCGGCTGCATCGCGGTGTTCGAGCGCGGCGGCGCGGGCCATGTCGGCTTTGTCGTCGGGAACGATGAGGCCGGGCGGCTGATGGTGCTCGGCGGCAACCAGGGCAACGCCGTGACCATCGCGCCCTTCGACCGCAGCCGGGTCTTGGGCTACCGTTGGCCCACCACGAACCTCGCGCCGGGCGGCCCTCTGCCGCTCGTCGCATCTCGGGGGGCGAAGCCCTCCATCAACGAAGCGTAGGAGATAGAGCATGAACGGAGAACAGATCGCGGGCATCGTCCGCGCCATCGTGGCCGCCCTCGGCGGCTTCCTCGTCGCCAAGGGTGTGGCCGACGCCGAGACGGTCGCGGCCGTCGCCGGCGCCCTCGCCACCCTCGCCGCGGCGGCGTGGTCGGTGCTGTCCAAGAAGAAGCCCGAGGCGGCGTGAAGCTCTGGCTGGGGGCGGGACTGGCGCTCGCGCTGGCCGCCCTCGGCTGGGCCGGCTACCGGACGGCGTACCAGAGCGGCTACGAGGCCGCAGGGGCGGCCGTCAGGGCCGAGTGGTACTTGGAGAGGGCCAAGGCCGCAGAGGCCGCTACAGCGGCTCTCAGGGCGGAAACGGCCAAGCATCAGGAGGTGGAGCGTGGACTCACGGACAAGCTGGACGCTGCTGATCGCCGCGGGCGCGACCTTGCTCGTCGGCTGCGCGACGCCCGCGCCGCCCCCGGCCTGCCCGGAGCGTGTCCCGATGCCGCCCCGCCTGATGACCCCGCCGGAGAGCCCGGCGACGCGGGAGGCATTGGAACGGCTCTTGCCGACCACCTCGCCGCCTGTGAGCGCGACGCCGCTCGCTTCGCCGAGCTCCAAGCCTTGACCAGGGACTGACATGGCACTTATCCCCATCAGCCTGCCGCCGGGCGTGTACCGCAACGGCACCGACTACCAGAGCAAGGGCCGCTGGCGCGACGCCTCGCTCGTGCGCTGGTACGAGAACACCATGCGTCCAGTCGGTGGCTGGCGCAAGCGCGCCACCGGACAGGTCACGGGCAAGTGCCGCGGCCTCATCGCGTGGCGCACCAACGGGAATGCGCGCTGGATCGGGATCGGCACCCACAGCGGCCTCTTCGCGATGAACGAGGCCGGCACCATCACCGACATCACCCCGACGGGGTTTGCGGCGGGCAGCGCCGATGCGGGGCTCAATCTCGGCTATGGCGGCGGCCCCTACGGCCTCTTCTCCTACGGCACCCCGCGCGCCGACACCGGCAGCGTGACGCCTGCGACCATGTGGACGCTCGACAACTGGGGCGAGTACCTGCTCGGCTGCTCGAACTCGGATGGCAAGATCTACGAGTGGCAGTTGAGCACCGCAAGCGACGCCGCGGCGCTCGCCAATGCTCCGACCAGCAACAAGGCCGTGCTCGTCACTGCCGAGCGGTTTGTGCTGGCGCTCGGTGCGGGCGGGAACGCGCGCAAGGTGGCGTGGTGCGATCAAGAAGACAATACCATGTGGACCCCGGCCATCACCAACCAGGCGGGCGACTTCGAGCTTGAAAGCGTCGGCTCCATCGTCACCGGAAAGCGCCTGCGCGGCGTGTCGCTTATCTTCACCGACGTCGATGTCCACACGGCGCAGTATCAGGGGCCGCCGTTCGTCTACGGCTTCGAGCGCATAGCCACCGGCTGCGGCGTGATGAGCGCGCAGGCCGTGGCGGCGGTCGAATCAGTCGCCTACTGGTGGGGGCCGTCCGGCTTCTTCGTGTACGACGGCTTCGTGCGCCCGCTCAAGTGCGACG